TTGCCTCCGACCCTAGCGTCAACAACGTCAACTGGGGCTGGACCGCCGCCACCACCACACCGGGAGCGGTCACCGTCGGCTGGACGCAGGGCGCGGTTCAGATCGGCAGCGTCTGCGCGCTGGAAATCCTCCCGGCCGCGGCCGGGGGCGGGGCCGCGCCGCCGCCGCCGAGGTACGCCGTCCCGCCGGGGCGCCTGTCCCCGATGTCCCTCCAGCAGCCGTTCCCGCCGCCGCAGACGATCCCGCAGCCCGGCCTGCCGAAGATGGCGACGCTGACCGACACGTTCCCCGGCAGCAGCCTGAACACGGCGCTGTGGGGCTCGTTCGGCTCCCCGGTGGTCAGCAGCGGGCTGTCACTGACCACCACCGCGAACAGCACCGCCTACCTGGGGATCATCAGCAACGCCCGGTACGACCTGACCGGCTCCTACCTGCTGGCCCAGCTGACCAGCGCCGGCGTCCAGCACACAAGCACGCAGACGATGATCGCCGTCTTCTACGACCAGAGCGGCAACACCGCCGAGCTGATCGTGATGAACGGCAGCCTGGTCGCCCAGACAGCGGCGGGCGGCAACTACACCCAGCAGGGCTCGATCGCGTACAGCGCCGCCGCGATGGCCTGGCTGCGGATCCGCGAGGACGGCGGCACGCTGTACTTCGACTACTCCGCCGACTCGGTCAGCTGGACGAACCTGGCCTCCGTGCGCGACCCGTGGGACGTCCGGTCGCTGCAGGCGTCCGTCCAGGCCGGCGCGACCGCCGCCACCGACGCGGCATCCACGTCCGCCTGGGCGAACCTCAACAGCCCGGCGGTCTCGGTTGCCGTCCCGCTGGCCGACTCCGGGGCCGGAGCTGATGCGATCGCCGTTGCCGTCACCGCAGCGGTCCCGCTGGCCGATTCCGGGTCCGGCGCTGATGCGCTCGCTGTTGCCGTCACCGCAGCGGTCCCGCTGGCCGACTCCGGGGCCGGAGCTGATGCGCTCGCTGTTGCCGTCACCGCAGCGGTCCCGCTGGCCGATTCCGGGACCGGAGCTGATGCGCTCGCTGCCCCGGCTGCGGTCGCGCTGGCTGACTCCGGGACCGGAGCTGATGCGCTCGCTGCCCCGGCTGCGGTCGCGCTGGCCGATTCCGGAGCCGGGTCCAGCACGCTCGCTGCCCCGGCTGCGGTCGCGCTGGCCGACTCCGGGACCGGCGCTGATGCGCTCACTGTTGCCGTCACCGCCCCGGTCGCGCTGGCCGACTCCGGGACCGGGGCTGACGCGCTGGCTGTCACCGCCCCGGTCGCGCTGGCCGACTCCGGGGCCGGCGCTGACGCGCTCGCCGTCACCGCCCCGGTCGCGCTGACCGATTCCGGGTCCGGAGCTGATGCGCTGGCTGTTGCCGTCACCGCAGTGGTCCCGCTCGCCGACTCCGGGGCGGGGTCCGATGCGCTGGCCGTCACCGCAGTGGTCGCGCTCGCCGAATCCGGCGCCGGGTCCAGCACGCTCGCCGTCACCGCCCCGGTCGCGCTGGCCGACTCCGGGGCCGGCGCTGATGCGCTTACTGTTGCCGTCGCGGTCGCGCTGGCCGACTCCGGAGCCGGGTCCGATGCGCTGGCGTCCGGAGTGCCGGTCGCGCTGGCCGACTCCGGAGCCGGCGCCGATGCGCTGGCCGTTACCGCCCTGGCCGCGCTGGCCGAATCCGGAGCCGGGTCGGATGCGCTCGCCGTCACCGCCCCGGTTGCGCTCGCCGACTCCGGGACAGGCTCGGATGCGCTGGCTGCCCCGGCTGCGGTCGCGCTCGCCGACTCCGGAGCCGGGTCCAGCACGCTCGCGGTCACCGCGGCGGTCGCGCTCGCCGAGTCCGGGGCCGGCGCTGATGCGCTCGCGGTCCCCGCTGCGGTCGCGCTCGCCGATTCCGGAGCCGGGTCGGATGCGCTAGCCGGCACCGCAGCGGTCGCGCTCGCCGACTCCGGCACCGGGACGGACACGCTGGCGTCCGGAGTGCCGGTCGCGCTCGCCGAGTCCGGGGCCGGCGCCGATGCGCTGGCCGTCACCGCAGCGGTCGCGCTGGCCGATTCCGGAACAGGATCCGGTGCGCTGGCCGTCACCGCCCCGGTCACGCTGGCCGACTCCGGGGCCGGATCCGCTGCGCTGGCCGTCACCGCAGCGGTCGCGCTCGCCGACTCCGGCACCGGCTCCGATGCGCTGGCGGCCGGCCAGGTGTCCGTGTTCGTGGACATCACCGTCGCCGTCGGCCCGACCGTCTCCCGGAGCCAGGGCGGTGCGGCCGGGCCGGTGCAGGGCGACGGCACCAGAGCCGGGGCGGTGCAGGGCGACGGGGTTTCCGTCCCGGTCTCGGCGTCCCGGTCGCAGGGCGGGGCCGCAGGCAGCACCGCCTCCCGGAGCCAAGGCGGCCCGGCCGGCGCGGTCCAGGGCGACGGCACCAGGGCCGGGCCGGTGCAGGACGACGGGACACTGGCCCTGGCCTCGGCGTCCCGGTCGCAGGGCGGCCCGGCGGGCGCCACGTTGTCCCGGAGCCAAGGCGGCCCGGCGGGCGCGGTCCAGGGCGACGGCACTGCAGCCGGACCGGTCCGGGGCGACGGCACCGCAGTCCCTGCCACATCGTCCCGGAGCCAGGGCGGGGCCGCAGGCAGCACCGCCTCCCGGAGCCAGGGCGGACCGGCGGGCGCGGTCCAGGGCGACGGCACCAGGGCCGGGCCGGTCACCGACGACGGCACTGAAGCAGGAAGTACCACCGTGAACAGGAGTTCTTGACATGGCAGTATCGCTTTACGCCAACGCGACCGAGTACATCGCCAATGCGATCACGCTGACCCGGGGTCATGTCAGCGACATCGTCCAGGTCGGCATCTACGTCAACACCAGCCCGAACATCGTCCCGACGATCTCCCAGTTCACCACCGTGACCCTGGTCGACGGCACCGCTGGCGGGACCCTGCCGCCGCTGGCCATCGCCGGGGAAATCGACGTGATCACCAAGGTCGGCCCCGGGTCAACCGGGCCGCCCTCTGTCCCGGCTGGCCAGCTGAGCACCCTGACCCCCGGCTCCTACCAGGTGTGGATCCTGATCATCACGGCCAGCGAGGCCATCATCCGCAAGGTCGACACGCTGACCATCACCTGAGAAGCTGCGGTCATGACCCTGAACCCGGACATCGCCGGCGGCTGGCTGCGCGTGAACTACGACGGTCCGGATATCGCGGTCATCGAGATGGAAGCCACCGGGACCGGCTGGCTGGATGCTTACCTGGACTACCGGGACGGGAAGCGGGTCGCGCAGATCCGCTGGGACGGGCCGCTGCCGTCCGGCATCAACCTCCGGGTCGACGGCGAGATCACCGCCGCCTGGCCATAGCCGGCAGCCCGGCCGTATCCTGGGCGTAGCGGAGCGCTGCCCAGCCGGCCGCCCCTTCCCAGGGAGGCAGCCGGTGACCGCCACCGTCTACTACGACAACGTCAACGAGATAGCGCATCTCTCGTTCACGTTCCTGAATCCCCCTCTCACCGGGACGCCTGCGGACCCGACAACGGTCTCCTGCATCATCACCGAGCCGGCCGGGGTGCAGGTCACGCACACCTACAACGGGACCGCGCCCGCGGACATCATGAAGGTGATGACCGGCAAGTACGCCCTGTCGGTGGCGTGCTCGCCGTCGGTGGCCGGGGTGGACGGGCTATGGGGGTTCGAGTGGGTCGGCACCGGGGCCGTCTCCGACGTCCAGCCCGGCACCTGGCGGGTGCTGCCCGCCGCGATCAGCCAGCTGTGGTACGTCGGGCTGGAGGAGATGAACGACCGGCTGGGCATCACCGACGCCGTCGACAGCTCTGCCATGCAGACCGCGATCGCCACCAGCGCCGGGTGGATCAACGAGTACTGCGGGCGGCATTTCAACCGGATCAACGAGGCGCGGACCTACCAGCCGACCAACGTGTGGCTGCTGGATATCGATGACCTGATCGATGACCCGGCCATCGCGGTGGCTGTGGACCAGGACGGCGACGGGACCTACGAGCAGCCGTGGACCCGGGGCACCGACTACCAGCTGCGCTACGGGCCGGGCCGGTTCAACCCGAACGTGATGGGCACCGGGTCAGCGCGGCCGTTCCGGCAGCTGCAGGTGGTCCAGTCCGGCAAATGGCTGCCGTTCACCTGGCCGTACAGCCACCTGAACCGGGTTCAGGTCATCGGCCCGTGGGGCTGGCCGCAGGTGCCCTGGCAGGTCGCCGAGGCCAACCGGATCCTCGCCGCTGACCTGTTCAAGATGAAAGACGCCCCGTTCGGCATCGCCGGGGTTTCCGACCTCGGCGTGGCCCGGGTGCAGGCCAACCCGTGGCTGGTGGAGAACCTGCGCGCGTTCGTCAACCCGCGGCACAAGGTGGGCGTCTGATGCGGATCCTGACAACGGTCAGCTGCAGTGCGCTGGTCCCGGTGATCATCCCCGGCGCCTGCGCGGGCCGTCCCGGCGGCTGCGGCAGCGGAGGCCATGGGCGATGACGATCATCTGGCCGCCCCTCCCGCGCCGGACACGGGTACGGCTCTGGACGGCCCGGCGCGCTGACCTGACCGCGAGCTGGCTGGTCTGCCACGGTCACTGGCGGCTGGCGATGCGGCTCTGGCAGCTGTGCGGGATGTGGTGAGCCGTGGCGACCGCGTCGAAGGCCAGCCGCCTGTCCCCGAAGCAGATCGCCGCGGACCGGGCGAACCTGGCCAAAGCCCGCCTCACGCTGAAGGGCCGGGGCAGGACCGCGAAGCAGATCGCCGCGTCCCGGCGCAACCTGATGAAGGCCAGGTCCGCGCAGACGGCACGCCGGGCCGGGAAGCCTGCCGCGGCAGTCAAGGCCGCCAAGAAACCCGCCGCGCCGCTGCCGGGCGCCGGGCTGCACGGGCTGCCCGCCTGCGCCCCGGTCGCCGCCGCCGAGCACCTGGCCGCCTTCACCGGGATCATCGTGCCGGACGAGTCAGTGCTGGTGCTGCACGAGCTCGTCCGGCCGGCGGGCATCGGTAACCTGCTCGAATACCTGGCCGCGGAAGGATTTCCCGGCACCGGGGTGAAACTAGCCCACTTCGAGCGGTGCGACCCGGACACGGGCGCGCCCGGTCTCATCTACGGGGTGCAGCTCGGCCGCGGCTACCACGCCGTGGTCGGCTACCCGGACGGCGCGATGGCCTCCTGGGGGATGCTGCTGGCCCGCTCCGGCACCCCGGAGGAAGCCTGGTGGCTGGAATGGGAGGACGAGTGAACGACATCCTGGGCACGCTGGAATCCGGGGACAAGGACCTGGTCGATGCCGCCTACACGACGCTAGGGCGGGTCCGGAAGGTCACCGTGCGGCTGCGAGCCAGCTGGATGAGGATGGACGACCTGCCGCCGGAAGACGAGGCCAGCCTCAAGGCCGTCCTGCACGCGGCTCTGGAGCAATGGGCGGCCAGGCACGGTGTGGCCAGTCTCAAGACAGACGGCCCGGGAGTGGAAGTAATCAAGGCCGAACCTTACATCCACCTGGATCTCTGATGGGTGCCCGCGACTTTCCGCCCGGCACCCCGGAGGAAGCCTGGTGGCTGGAACAGGAGGATGAATGAGCTCGCCACGCAAACCGTCCGCTCACGCGGATCCCGGGCCGGAGCAGGCGGCGGTCGCTGAGCCGGTACCGGCGCAGCCGCCCGCGAAACCCGCTGCAGAGCCTCCCGCGGCTGCCGTGGCCTCCCTGGGGTTCCCCAACCCGGACTCCGGGCAGATCGGCCCGGGCGAGTCCGGTACCGCGGAAGGCGTCCCGGAATGCCCGGTCTGCTACGCCCGCGGCGGCGGCGCCCACGGCAGCCACTGCCCGAACGCCGGCCTGGACCCGGCTGACTGGGTGACCGAACCGCAGGCCGGCTGGGCACGGCCGGAACGGCGCACCTGATGGGCGGCACATCGCCTGGCCGGACGTGCAGCAGCGGGTGCCCTGAGCCGCCTCCGCCGTCCTGGCTGGTGATCGCGTACTGGCAGGTCCGCTCCTGGGTCACCTGGCCGCATACTGTCCGCCAGCTCAAGCGCGCCGGGTTCCGCCGGACCGGGTTCATGACCTGGGGGGAAGGCCCGGAGGGCACCTGATGGCTGACTTCGTCGCGATCCGCAACGCCCTGGCGGCGCAGATCACCGAGTTCACCGGGCTGCGCTGCGACGGGCAGGCCCGCGACCAGGTCACCCCGCCGTGCTCGGTGATACTGCCCGGGAACCCGTTCATCACCTACGGCGCCACCCTGGACGAGGCGATGACGGCCAGCCTCATGGTGCTGATCATCGTCTCCGATGCCGCCCCGGTGGAGAAAACCCAGCGCGCCCTGGACGCCTACCTCGGCCTGGACCACGGCCAGGATGGCGGCCAGTCCTCCGTCCCGGCCGCCATCCTGGCCGACCCGTCGCTGTCCGGCACCGCGGAGTACTGCGAGCCGGTATCGGTCTCCAGCTACGGCCGCATCGAGTACGCGGGCGTCGGGTACTTCGGCGGCCGGCTTAACCTGACTCTCGGAGCGATCTGATGGCGCTGCGGATGAACGTCACCCCGTCCAACGGGCATGACCCGTGGAACCTGTGGCTCACCCGCGGCATCATGGCCGGCTGGATCATGCTGGAGCTCATCGTCGCCTCGTTCCTCGTCTACCAGATCTACCTCGGGAAGTGATCGCAATGACCGCATCCGGCCCGGAACCCGGTCCCGCGCTCGGTCCGGAACCCGGTCCCGGGCTCATCCCGCCAGCCTGGTTCGTGACGAACTTCAACCGCGAACCCCTGGCGCTCGGGCTGCCGTTCCGGACAGCACTGGACCCGCTGGTGATGCAGGCCTGGCACTTCGCTACCTCGGAACCGCCCGTCCGGCTCTGCATCGTTACCGGTATCTGATCGGAGGAGGTGGTCATGAGCCTGCCAGAGCACCCGAGGATCCTCGTCGTGCATCCCGGGCCTTTACCCGACTTCAGCGTCGCCGACGTTTTCACCGGCTGGCTGGAGGCGCTGCGCGAGCTCGGCTGCCAGGCCGTCCCGTTCAGCCTGAACGACCGGCTGGTGGCGTACTCCAACGCGCTGGTCAGCACGGGCGAAACTGACGAGGGCGGGCACCCGATCGTGCGGAACATGTTCTCCGAGGGCGGCGTCTTCCTGGCCGCCATGGAGGGGCTGTCGCACGCGCTGCTGACGTTCTGGCCGGACATCGTGCTGTTCGTGTCCGGGTTCTACCTCAACGCCGGCACCATGCAGCTGCTGCGGATGCGCAACTTCAGGATCGTGATGCTGATGACGGAATCGCCTTATCAGGATTCCGAGCAGCTGGAGCGCGCCCAGCTGGCCGACCTGGTGCTGCTCAACGACCCGGTCAACCTGGAGATATTCCGCGAGCACGTCCGCGCCGAGTACATGCCGCACGCCTACCGGCCGGGGCTGCACCGGCCCCGGTCCGGCCCCCGGGACATGACGCTGGCCAGTGACCTGTGCTTCATCGGCACCGCGTTCGCCTCCCGGATCGGGTTCTTCGAGCACATGGACCTGGCCGGCATTGACGTGCTGCTCGGCGGCAACGACTGGGGCAAGCTGGACCCGTCTTCCGGGGTCGCCCGGTTCGTCGGCAGCCCCCTGGGAGAGCCGGACTGCGTCGACAACGAGCAGGCCGTCCGGCTGTACCAGAATGCGAAGATGGGCATCAACTTCTACCGCCGCGAGACCAGTCCGGCTGAGCACTGGGACGGGCAGGGGTGGGCGATGGGGCCACGGGAGGTAGAGATGGCCGCTTGCGGGCTGCCGTTCCTGCGCGACTCGCGGCCCGAGGGCGACGCCGTGCTGCCGATGCTGCCGACGTTCGATAACCCGTATGAGGCGAGTCAGCAGCTGCGCTGGTGGCTTGCCCATGACAGCGAGCGGGAGACGATAGCAGCACGCGCCCGCGAGGCGATCGCGGACCGCACATTCGTTAGCAACGCTAAGCGAATGCTGCAGCTGGCGGACAGTCTCTAGGCTCTCTGCAGATTATCGGCGCGCCAGGCGTCCACGCCGGTCCCGATCGCCACGGCGAAGACGTCGGCCAGCGTCCGGTGCAGCGGCGGGAGCTGCCCGACGTTGAGCCACCGCCGCTTTCCGGTGAACGTCCACCCGGCGTTGACCAGCCCGAGATTGAGCGAGTCGGCATGCTCGGCGCCGTAGATCATCACCGCGTTGCGTTCCGGGCGGACGGCGGTGACCGCCAGCGCCGACCGGAACTCCAGCAGGACCGAGTAGAGGTCCGGGGCCAGCCTGGTGACCGTCCGGCTCAGCCGGGTGTGCGGCCGGGTCATCCCGCGGTAAATGACTGGCGTCATGGCCTTGAAGTACTGGTCGGCGCGGTCCCCGAGCTGGTCCGTGGCGAGCGTGACGGCCCTGCCCATCTCCAGGATGGGATCCGGCCCGGCGTACCGGATCAGCTCCAGGTCGGTCATGTCCGGGTTAGCCCAGCCGTCCCCGGTAAGTCCGGCGTCGGCCTGGAAGATCCAGCCGAGACTTGCTGCCATGGCCGCCGGGCGGTCATGGTAGAACGCGCGCAGGACCCCCCGGGCGGTCCGCTCGGCGGCGGTCGACCACTCCCATTCGGTATCCGGGGCGGGACGGATGCCCTCGGCGTAGACGGCCGCGTCCCAGATGCCTTCCAGCTCGGTGACCCGCTGGCGCATCGTCGTGAAGTACTCGTGGGTGCCCACGTGGTTGTTCAGGACCAGGACCAGGGTGCGCCCGGTGTCCGCGTGCCGGTACCAGAGCACCGGGGTCGCGAGCATCCGGCCGCGGAGCCGCATCACGTTACCGGACCTAGCCACTGACTGTCTCCTCCCGCTGGATCCGCCGCCAGGCCAGGATCAGCGGCACGCCGCACGCGGTTCCGGCGGCGCCGGCGACGGCGATCACCAGGGACGGGCTGACCCGCTGCGCGATCGCGCCCGCCGCCAGCACCCCCACGCCCTGCCCCAGGCTCATGCCCGCGCCGATCACGCCGCTGGCCTTACCCCGGTGCTCATCCGGGATCGCTTCCATCAGGGCGTCGGATGCGGCCGGGATGTACCCGGTGGACAGGCCCGACAGCACGAAAATGATGATCGCGACGGCGGCAGCCGGCGAGAACACGAACGCGGCCAGCACCGTGCACCCGGCGGTGGCGACCACGGCGGCGGCCTGCATCCGGCGTGTCTCGGCGATGAGCCGGGTATAGATCAGCGGGCCGGCAATCGCGCCTGCCGAGATCGCCGCCAGCAGCACGCCGGCTGTCTCCGCGCCGCCGCCCAGCTGGCGGGCCAACGGCACCGACAGCCCTTCAGGGACGACGTAGAACGCGGTCAGGCACAGCAGCCCCATCGCGATCGCGGCGACCGGGGTAGCGAACACGATCCGGGCGCCGGCCAGCACCTGCGGCCGGGCCGGGCCGCCGCCGCCGGGTGCCGGGCGCGCCTTCACGCCGAACCGGATGATCAGGAACGAGGCCGCGAACGAGGCCACGTCGATTGCCAGCGCGGCCCGCACCCCGAACAGGCCGGTGATCACCCCGCCTGCGGCGAACCCGGCGAACTGGGCCACCTGATAGGTCGCCATCGTGACGCCCTGGCCCAGCTGGAACCGGTGCCTGCCGAGCACTTCCTTGTTGATCGCCATCCGGGCGGACAAGAACGGCTCGATCGCCAGGCTGACCGCGAACAGCAGGGCGATCAGCGCGGCGACCGAGATACCGGGAATCAGCATGACCGCGACCAGGGCGGCGCAGGCGGCGTCGGAGACGAGCATCACCCGCCGCCGGGGCCAGTGGTCCGCGGTCCAGCCGAGCAGCAGGCCGCCGACGGTCATCGCCCCGGTGGTGGCCGCGAACGTCAGCGCGGCGAGCAGCGGCGAGCCGGTGCGGTCGTAGATCAGCACCGCGAGCGCGACGCGGGCGAACTGGTCGCCGCCGAACGAGATGAGCTGCGCGAGCCACAGCGCCCGCCACTCGCGAACCGCGAACACCTCGCGGTAGGTGACTGTGCCCGGGGCCTGCTGTTCCTGCGTGTCAGCCGTCATGATGCTGCCTTCCGGTGAGCCCTGGGCAGCACTCTAACAGGGGGTGACCGTTAAGTTCCGTTGCGCAACGCCGGCCGTTACGACGGCGACAGCGCCAGCTCCACGCGCTCGCGGTTCGCCTGCGTCGGGTTCCGCTCGTACCGGCAGATCACGCAGGCGGTCTTGTCTCCCGGCGGGACATCGAGAACGGCTGCCGCCTTATCGTGGCCGAGGAGCTGGTGCAGCGTGGCGATATACCAGCCGATCGCGTCCATGCGGCCAGGCTAGCCCCGCGGCGTCCCGGATCCGGGATATTCCGGCTGACCGGAAAAAGCGGGCGTATCCGGCACGGTGACCGGCACCGTGATCACGTCCCGGATTACCTGGTCGCTGGCAGGGTCGGTGAACTCCCCGGTGATAACCAGCTGCACGACGGCCATAACGGGCTAGGAGCGGCCGGCCGGGGTGGCCTGCGGCTGGGTCAGGATCGCGGAGTAGTGCGCGATGCCGTGGTCGTTATCCAGCTCGGTGTAGGAATCGCTCCAGCTGTCGCTGACCCGGCCGGTCATCGGGGCCTGCGCCGTCGTGGCGACCGTGACGGCCGTGGTGGCCTTGATCACGTCGCTGGTGGCGGGGTCGGTGAACTCCCCGGTGATGACCAGGGTGTACGGCGAGGAGGTCTCGTTGGAGTACACGGCGGTGATGACGATCTGGTCACCGACGTTGTAATTGTCTCGGTCAGCGGTCATGGTCAGGGATGCGGCCACGGGAAGGGTCCTCTCGCATAGGCGGGCTACGGCCAGCGTACGGCCGCGGTGCCCAGTTCACTAACCCCAGGACAGGTTGGCCAGTGAGCAGTCCGTTTTCCCGCCTGCACCGTACCGGGCACGGGCGCCGCGGGCCGGGCCGCGGAACGCGCCGAGCACCAGCCGGGCTACCGGGACCGTTTTCACCCGGCCGTACCGGGACAGGGTGACGACCGGGTAGCCGCGGCTGTTCCGGTGCACCGCGACCGGGCCGCCGCGGGTGCCGGGCCGCGCCAGTGACGAGACGCTGCCCAGGTCAGACACCTCGTACCAGCCCGCGTACCCGGGCGCGGGGCGCCATTCCTCGGCTGGCTGCTGCATGCTCCAGGCCCGTACCGTACTGCATCGTGAGCGAGCGTCGCCGCTCCAGCACGGGCCGGGCCTGAAAGGCCAGGATAGCGCGCCGGCAGTTCACTAACCACCCGCGTTACCCTGCTGTCAGTACATGGCCGAGGCCGTAGCTGCTGGTCCGAGCGCACGGATGGAGCCGGCTCCAATCACTCTCATGTGAGGAGCTGGTTGTCCAGTGTCGCGTATTCACGGCCGTAACGGGATCGCGTACGTTTCGGTAGACGGCGCCAGCGGCGCCAACCCGACCGCATCGCCGATGGCATACCTTTCTGCCTGGTCAATGAACTTTACCGTCGCTAAAGTCGACGTGACCGCGATGGGCGACCCGAACCTGATCTGGGTTTCGGGTTTGCCCGACGCATCAGGCGACTTCACCGGATTCTACGACACCGCCACGGCGCAGACGTACGTCGGTGCCACCGACGGGCTGCCACGCAACTTCTACCTGTACCCGACCGCGCTGCCGGCGCAGCTGCCGCAGTATTTCTTCGGCCTGATCCTCCCCGACTACTCGATCACGGGCGGGGTCACCGCGGCGGTGTCGCTCAAGAGCACCTGGAACGCGGCCAGCCCGGTCCGCCGGTACCCGACCTACGGCCTGCCCGGCACCTGACAGACCCCGGGGCGCGAGACGCCGGGTCCGCGCCCCGGCCCTATCCCCGGCACGGCCCCCGCGCCATCGCGGGCGGAGCTGCCTCCCTGCACATGAGAGGAGCAGACCGTGCCCGAGGAAGCAGACCTGGACATCGACTACGACGCTGAGCTCGCCCGCCTGCAGGGCATCGCCGCCGGGGTAGAGCCGCCGGCGCCGGCCGAGATCGAGGTAGCGGGAAAGGTCGTCACCACCGCCCGGACCGTGGAGCTGAAAGGCCGCCGGTTCCGGATCGCGGACAAGATCGGACTGATGCCGCTGCTCAAGTTCAGCGCGTTCTCTGACGTGAACGTGCAGGACAGCCGGGCGCTCGGCGCGATGTACGCGATGCTGCGCGACTGCATCCACCCGGGCACCCCCGCCTGCGGGAAATGCTCGTTCTGCGCGCCGCCGCGGTGCGGGGAGTGCAAGTCCTGCCAGATGGCCGAGGACGGCGAGGGGGACGACGAGGACCTGCCGTGCGTGCGGAACCGGCCCGATCCCACCGGGTGCGCGGAGTTCGACCGGGGCGACTGGCACGCGTTCGAGGACTGGGCGTGCGAGTCCAAGGCCGAGGCCGACGACCTGATGGACGTGATCACCGGCACGATCGAGCTGATCGCCGGGCGCCCTACCGGGCCGCCATCGCCCTCCTCGCCTTCACGGCCCGGAACGCGGGGCGGATCGACGGCGCGCTCCTCCGCTCGTCGGCGCGCGGGATCGAGGCGCTGACCGTCCGGCAGGCCTGCAACGTCGCCTACTCGATGCTCGCCGAGAACCGCGACGAGGACGGCCTGGAGGAGCTGGACATCGCGATCGGCATGGTCAGCAACCCGGAGGAGGAGGCGCTGGCCGCGCTGCGCGCTCACCAGGAGGCGATGGGCATGAGGTTCGAGAACCCGGACGCCCCGGTCATCGGCGACGGGAAGTGGCCCGCGGACGGCGATATCCCGTGGCGGTGAACCTGGGCTACTTCCAGGCCGACTACGCCTCGGTCGATGAGCTGGTCCATGACCCGGACGGGCCGGTCGGGCAGCTCATCGCGGAGCTGTCCGAGCGCGCTGCCGTGGTGGCGAGGGAAGCCGCGCACGTGTTTCCCGGCACGGGCCGCAGCACGGTCTGGAACCCGGTCACCAGTACCGCCATGCTGCCGTCCGGCGTCATCCGCGAGTCCGTCCGCGTGCACCTGCCGGTCCGCGGCAGCCGCGGCGGCATGTACGGGGGCGTCAACGTGCTGTTCCAGGCCGTCTTCCTGGAGTTCCCGCCCAAGGGCTCGGTCCAGATGTACGACCGCTACCCGTTCATGACCACCGGCCTGGACAGCCTGATCGGCACGGTCTGAGATGGCGGGCCGGAACCTGGGCGATGCGTTCATCGTCATCTCGCCCGACGCCAGCGCGTTCCTGACCGAGCTCACCGCGAAGATCTCGGCCGCCGTCAAGTCCTACAAGGCCCCCGCGGTCAACGTCCCGGTCAACGCCGACACCAAGCCTGCGGAAGCGCAGCTGACGGCGATGGTCACCCGGATGAAGACGCTGCTCGATCAGCTGGCGCGGCTGCAGCTCAACGCGGACGACAAGGCGATGCAGGCCAAGATCGCCGGGGTGCAGGCCAGGGTGCTCGGGCTGGCCAAGCAGATGTCGAACCTGGTAATGAACGCCGACACCTCCCGGTTCGATGCGCAGATCGCCGCCAGGACCGCTGAGCTGCGCACCCTGGAGCAGAAGCTGTCCGGGCTGCAGATGGACCTGGACACCGCGACCGCGGTGCGGAAGATCGCCGACCTCAACGCCGAGTCGGTGCACCTGCGCGCCGCGCTGAAGAACATGCGGCTGGATGTCGACAAGGCAGCGGCCGAGGCCCGGCTGGACGAGATCGCGGCCCAGCTGGCGGTGCTGCGGTCGGACGCGAAGACAGTCGAGTTCGAGGCGAAAACCTCCGCCATGCTCGCGCAGATGGCGGCGCTAGAGGCGGCAATCAGGACGCTGAAACAGCAGGCTGCCGACGTCCAGATCGGCGGCGACCCGGCTAAGATCGCCGCGTTCGGGGCGCAGGTGCTGGCCCTGGAAGCCGCGGCCGAGAGGCTGGCCAAGGCGCAGGATGACGCGGCCGGGTCCACCGGCATATGGGCGACGGCGCTGGGAGTGCTCGCGGCCCGGTTCGGCCCGGGCGCCCAGGGCATCGGCTGGACTGCCGCGATCGGCGGCATCGCCGGCTGGCACATCGTGCTGGACGCGGCGATCGAGGCAACGATCATCGCGGTAGCCTCCGCGGCAGCCCTCGGCGCGGCCTTCGCCGGCGTCTACCCGGCCGTCGACCAGCTGGCCTACCACCAGAAGGCCGCGATGGGCGTGATGACCGCGACCGGAGTCGACGCGGGCAGGCTGGCGGGCTCCCTGGACAAGCTGCAGAAATCGCTGGCACCGCAGGTGATCCAGGCATTCGGCGGCGCGCTGAACCTGCTCGGCGGCCAGACCAGCGCGGTGGCGAAGACGGCGCACGAGGTTGTCGACATGTTCGACACCTGGATCGCCAAGCTGGACATCTGGGCGAACGGGCAGAAGACGCTGGCCGGATTCATGCAGGCCGGCGTCGGGTACCTGCAGCAGCTGGGCAAGGCGGCGGCCATCTTCGGGCAGGCCATCGACAACCTGCTGACCAAGGATCCCGGTGTCGCGCATTACCTGCTGGACCTGATCCAGGGCCTCGCCGAGGTGCTGAACCTGTTCTCCAAGCTGCCCGCCCCGCTCGTTGAGGCCATCTTGATGTTCCACGGGTTCTACCTGTGGGCCTCGGTGCTCGGCGGGGTGCTCAGCAGGCTGACGACCCCGATGGTGAGCCTGGTCACCTGGATCTACAACCTGGGCGTGGCCGGGAAGGCCGCCGCTACCGGGGAGATGGCCGCCGGGCTGGGCGCGACCGCCGTCGCCGCCGGCGAGGCCGAGGTAGCGGTCGGCGGCGCCGCCAAGGCGATGACCGGGCTCAGGGAAGCCGCCCAGGCTACTGCCGGGGCTGAGGCCGCGACGGCGCTGGGCGCGACCGCGGTCGCCGCCGGCGAGGCCGAGGTAGCGGTCGGCGGGCTGGCCGGCGCGATGTCCGCCGGGCTCGGCGCGGTCAAGGGGTTCGGCCTCGGGCTGGCCGCGCTGGCCATGAACCCGCTGGTCTGGGCGGCCGGGGCGATCGCGCTGATCGCCGGCATCGTCTACGAGATGCGCCAGGTGCCGTCGGCGGCCAAGGACATGGTCGGCTCGATGAACGCCAGCCTCGGCTCGGCGAGCGCCAGCGACGCGATCCAGAAAATGATCACCGACATATCGCAGCTGCATACCGCGATCAGCCAGGCATTCTCCCCGCAGAACATCGCGAACATCCAGGCCACCTTCCAGCCCGCCGGGATGCCGACGTTCAAGGCGAACCTGATCGCGATGGGCGACGCCGGGTCCCGCTGGATCAGCTCGGTCAAGGACGTCCTCAACGGGAACCTGGCCGGCGCCTGGCACAGCCTTACCGGCGTGGTCGACACCTTCAGCTTCCGGCACGACGCGGCCATGCACCAGGCGGCGAACGCGGTCAGCGCCTACAACAGCGAGATCACCAAGCTGGTCGGCAACCAGGCCGGCATGTACCAGACGCTCAGCAAGCTGATGTACGGCCAGAACAACCTGAACCTCGGGACGCTCACCTACACCCAGTCGCTGCAGCTGATGAACCTGGCGCAGGTCCGGGCCGGCCAGTCCACGCAGGTAATGCTGCAGGAGATCGCCAACGTGATCGCCGGCTATGACGAGATGAGCGCCGGCGGGTACCAGCTGCAGGCCAGCATCAACGCGGTCACCCTGTCCACCGAGATGCAGGACTCCAAGGTCACCCAGCTGAACCAGGGCTGGGACGCGTTCTTCAAGCTGGTCTCCGGCGGGGTGAGCGATTTCCTGACCTTCGCCCAGCAGGTCAACGGGATGACCGAGGCGTTCTCCGGGGCATCGGGCGCCAGCACGACGCTGACCATCTCCAACGGCCGGGTCCGCGACTCGATCCGGGGTGCCGCTACCGCCGCGCAGGGCGGCAAGGCGTCGATGACCGGCCTGAACGACGCCAGCATCGCCGCCCAGCAGACCCTGCTGCAGACCGCGAGCGCGGCCAACACCCAGATGGACGCGCTGCAGTCGCTGGCCGCCGCGGCCGGGGGCGGGCAGCACGGCATGGACCTGCTGCAGCAGGCCACCAAGGACATGCTGTCCACCATGCTGCCGGCCGCGCAGGGCAGCCAGCAGATGACCACCGTGCTGTACGCCCTCGCGCAGCGCGGCGGCTACGGGGGCGCCAATTCCTTCCAGGCGCTGTCGCACTGGATCGACACCAACTCCGGGTCGGTCAAGAACGCCAAGCCCGGGCTGCAGGACCTGCAGGGCATCGTCACCGGGCTGACCGTCAGCGCGGGCAACCTGGCGACCGACGTGAAAAACCTGTCGGTCGCGCTCGGGCAGAACCTGACCCAGGCCGAGGCGTCCACCGTCATCGCGGCCAGCGGCGCCAGCAAGGCGATGGGCAATTTCGCCTCCTCCGTTTTCACCTCCACGGCCAACAGCAAGCAGCAGCAGGCTGCGGCGCTGCAGCTGGGCAACGCGCTGGTCAAGATCACCGGCAACGTCGGCGACGCCAAGACCCAGTTCCTGGCGTTCGCGCAGGGCGCGCTGCACATGACCAGCCAGGAAGCCAACCTGCTGTGGAGCGAGGTCGCCGGCAAGCTGACCCCGGCGCTGCAGGACTCCGCGAACAAGGGCGCCGACCCGGCCCGGGCCGCGTTCGAGAAGTTCGCCGGCGCCAGCGGCGGCACCGGCCTCGGGCTGACCACCAAGCAAGCCGACCAGCTGTGGAGCAGCCTGAAGTCCAGCCTGACCCCGATCCTGGGCGACCTGACCGCCAAGAACGCGCCGGCCGCGCAGAGGGCGTTCGAGAACCTGGCCGGCCCCGGCGGCAAACTCGGCCTCGGGCTGACCAAGACGCAGGCCGATGCGCTGTGGACGTACCTGAAGGGCAACCTCACCCCGCTGCTGCAGACCCTGACCGGGACAACCGTGCCGGACACGCAGAAGGCGTTCGAGGCCTGGGCCGGCGCAGGCGGCAAGAGCGGCCTCGGGCTGACCAAGGCGCAGGCCGACCTGCTGTGGCAGCAGACCCTCCCGTCGCTGAAGAAGGCGATCGATGACCTGCCGGCCGGCAAGAACATCGCCATCACGATGAAGGGCACCGGCAGCTACACGGTCCAGGATGTGGCGAACGCCGCGAACTCCGCGGCGGCGAACGCCGGCCGGACAGCGTCGCCGGGCAGCGTCGCCGGCCGGTTCGCGGGCGGCGGCTACGTCTCCTCCGGTACCGGGCCGACCGCCGACGACGTGCCGATCATGGCCAGCAGGGGCGAGCTGGTGGTGCCCACGCGCCTGGTGCGGTCCGGTGCGGTCGACCACCTGCGCGGCGCGATCCCGGGGTTCGCGGGCGGCGGCGTGGTGGGGGCCAGCCCGTACTCCGGGAACCTGACCCCGGCCAGCATCCAGGGCATGTACGACGACTTCACCAGGCAGTTCGGCACCGCGATGGTGACCGCGATGAAGAACGCGATGAAGTCGGCGGTGCAGGCGGCGGCGACGGTGATGTCGGCCGGGACCCCGGTGGGCTGGAGCCAGGTCGCCGGGGTCACCCAGTGGGAAGGCGACGTGCTGAAGGTGCTGGCCATGCTCGGGCTGCCGTCGTCCGACCTGCCGACGGTTATGTCACAGATGGTAACCGAATCCGGGGGCAACCCGAATGCGATAAACCTTTCGGATATTAACGCTCAGCATGGCGATCCTTCAAAAGGTCTCATGCAGGTCATCGGTGCCACGTTCGCCGCGTACCGCAGCTCGTCACTGAGCGGCAACATTTACGACCCGATGGCCAACATCTACGCCGGCCTCAACTACGCGATCCACCGGTACGGCAACCCCGGCTGGCTGGGCGTGCTGGGCCACGGTCACGGCTACGCGGCAGGCGGCCTTGTCAGCAGCCTGTTCCCGGCATGGCCGGCGCCGTCCGGCAGCTGGCAGCCCGGCCCCTGGTGGGGCGAGCTGCTGACCAAGCAGGGCACCGAGACAGCCGCCTACG